CCGCAGTACCACCGGGCGTAACAATCAAACCCTTAACTCTATTACGTCCCGACACTACTGTGCCTGTAGTTTCTTTGTGAACCGCTAGTACGTCTGTCTGTTGCATAATTAATCTCCTGTTATAAGGGGGCCAAAGCCCCCAAGATTAATTACTGCTGTGTAGCGGTTGGGTTAGCTGAACCGTCAGAGTCACGAACGATGTACTCAACAGTGACAGTAATCGTACCAGCAGTAGCGTCAGCAGTAGCCGCAGTAAACGTACCGTAAACAAGCACATCAGTTGTGCCAATGCTGTCATAAACACCTGAAGTAGCCGCTGCGATGGTAGCTGGAGAAGTCTGAACTGCCGAAGTGCCGGTGTTGACCGTAGCCATGTACAAGTTGGCAGTGCCGCTGCTACCAATGGTAACGCCGCAGTTAGTTGCGCCAGTCAGGGCAACATTGACCTCTAAGCCAAAACGAACAATCTTAGCGCCCGCAGGAAGCGCGAACATCAGTTGCGCCGCAGGGCTTGCCAGAATGACAGAAGTGGGGGCTGTGTAGGTCTGGGCAACGATAGTAGCGCCCATGTTGCGAATGGTTCCAGCAGTTGTGCCGGTGGTGTTTTTAACAGTGCCGAGCAGCCAAGGGCCGAGATGAGTTGCGAATCCCATGATAATTCCTTACATACAAGTGAAGTGCATCAATCGGTATGTCGTCTGCCGGGACAGTTTGATGCACCGGAAAGCCCGGAGTAGCTGCAATATATCACAGTTTTAAATAGATTGTGCAAATAAAAAGGGCTCCCGAAGGAGCCCTAGTGGCAGGCCAGTCACCTCTACCTTACTGAATCCGATTAGGCTCCAGCAGAAGCGTACATGCCCAGAGGATCAGACCAGCCGAAGCTGTAACGCTCACGAGCTTTGTAACGGACGTTGCCGGTATCAAAGTCGCCGTCCATACCAGTGGACAGAGGAGTACGAACAAAGTGCTTCATGCCGTTAGGAACGTCGGTGGTCAAATACCAGCCGTTCGTGTCGGTCAAGAAGTGGTTGATCGTGTAGCCGCCAGGGATAGAACCGTTGTTCTTCAAAGCGTTGACATCATTGTCAGTGGTGCCGACACGGAGTTCGGTTTCCAACAGACGGGTGGCAACGAATTGCAGAGAAGGCGGAACAATCAGCTTCTTTGGCTTGGCAGCGATCAACAGACCACGCTCGTCCGTCCACAGGGAGATTTGAATAACTGCGTTTTCCAACGAAGTTTCATTCAAGTCAGCCGAAGTAGCGGGAACGTTACTGTTGGTAGCGCCAGACACCAGCGGGTGAGCGCTGTTGAACAACGATACGCCATCGCCGCCTGGATAGGCAGACGAGAAGCCGTTATTCAATACAGCAGCAGCTTTAACCTGCTTGGTGTATGCCATAGCACGAGCCAGACCTTTGGTGTAACGAGCGGACAAGCTGTCATACAGATTGTCTTCGATTGCCTCTTCCGTCAGGGAGAAGCCCAAAGCGATGGTTTCGTGGTTGTAGCGAGCGGTCCAAGCTTCTTGAGCATTGTCATAAGCGATGGCAGAGCCCTCGTTCTTAACAGGTGCAGCAGAAAAGCCAGACAGTTTTGTTTCCTCTTCAAAAGAACGCTCAGAAGTCTCGGTTTCGTAGATTTCAGTGTGTTCTTGATCGTAGGTTTTATACTGCAGACCAAACAAGGCGTTAAGCCCAGGGAGCAACTCTTTAAGTAGTTGTGCGCGTGAAATAGCCATTTTGAGTTACTCCTTAGGCAATGCTGGTGCCAGCGTAATACTGATGCTGACCAAAGTTAATCTTAACCAGGATCTCAGGGTACTGCATCAACACAATGGTTGTGTTCAATGTAGCAACAGGAGCTTGATTCAAGATAAACGATGTAGCACCGGCAGCAGCAGCGGTGTCAACAAACGAACCGGAAGAAACGTATTGACCGTTTGAATCCAGCGAACCAACGTCAGTACCCACAGGCAATGCAAACGGCAGAGCCGAGCAAGTAACTGTAGCGGTGGAGATGCTGGTATAGGTCACAGTTCCCAAACTAACAGCCGTGTCAGGCACCAAGCCAAGCACGCGGACGGGCAAGGACGAAGTGGTGGCGGGCGTATCGCTTGGAGCCAAGATAGCATTCTTGGAGTTGCCGGTTGCGGTGCTGCCTGTGTTGTTAATCATGGCCAGGTTTTGGCCGATCATAGCGCGAGCGCCAGAAGCAACAGCGGTAGTAGCAGAGCAAACAACGCCCTTGAACACTTGGTCAGGATCGTCAGCAACAATAGCCACTGCATCGCCAGCCGCAGTTGATGCGGGCCAGTATTGCTGAAATTGCTTTTGTTTTGTGACGGGGTTGGTAAACGAACATCCTAAAAAGATGCCAGTTTGGTTGCCTGCTGTGCCAGTAGACACAGACAGACGGACGATTTCACCACGAGACAAACCTACGTAATCACCGTAGAAAATGTTTGTGCTGTAACCGTTAGTGATCGGATACTCGCGAGTAGAACCCGCAAATACCTGACCGCCGATCAGGTTGATCGGCTTTAGCCCGTAAGGGGCGCTAATAACCGGATAAGCCATAAAGGACTCCTAAAAATTAAATACCTTTTCCAAAGCTACTTGAAGATTTACTCTCCCTAAAGAGAGGCATCCGCGCGTCGCTTTGCCGCATAAGAGTATTGTCTACAGCCTCCATTTGAGCAACATTTTGTCGTGCAAAGTAAGTATTACGTTGGTCAACAAGTTCCTCAGGAGTCTTGCAAAGCAATAACCCGCCAATCTCAATGTTGTCTTTAAATCGACTCGATGGATCAGCTAACAGTCTGAATCTGGGTTGTTCTTCAACTGGAACAGGCTCCCAATGCTCACGGAGTTTGGCCGAGATATTGCGAGGATCTGCTTGATTCAAAGTTGAAACACGCACCCACCGATATTTGTAGCCAGGTTGCTTGTCTGGTTCAGGAAGTAACTCTGCCGGTGCCCACTGCTTTGGGCGCTCAGTTAATAGTCGTTCCTCAAGCTCACGCGGTTTTCTGTTTTCAGCCATGTTAGGCCTCCAATTTGATTTTTTCCGCAGCAAATTGCTCCGGTGTTAAGTTAAACTTCTTTGCCAAGTTAAGTTCACCAGTGGTTAACCTAACTCGTTTTGCGGATGTTGTCCGTGTAGCCGGTGCAACCACCGAGCTTTTTCGGCTAGGCCGAGATTCTTGTTCCTCTGCGTCCTCAAATTTCTCTGGGAAACGCTTGCGGATTGTATTATCTAAACGGGAGTAATACTCCTGCGATGAAATTCTAACCCCTTCGCGCTGCATCTTCTCGTGAAGACCCAAAGCCAAGCTGGTCATCTCTTCATCTTCCCCAAACCAAGGATTTTCCTGTTGCCAGGCTACAGCAGACGGATCTGCCTGGGGCCGTTGGACACGGGGTTGAGGCGTTTGTACCACACTTTCTTGGGTTTCTTCAGCCGGCGGGCGGAAATTTCTTACTTTATCAATCTTTAGTGTTGCCTCAGTAAGACGTTCCTGTGCCTCCATTACCTTATCAGTATCGCCAGAATCATAGGCCTCCCGATAAGCTTTTTTGGCCTGCTCCAATTCCATTTCCACGGTTTTGGTAACAGAATAAAGAACATTTTTTTCGCTATTAGACAGGTTGGACTTGAGCCTTTTGTTCTCATCCATTAATCTTTTAGCAAACTCAACGGTTTCATTTTGCTCACGCAAAGCAGTTTCTTTTTCCCTGCGCTCGTCATGCGCAAGTTTTTTCATTTGAAGAAGTTTCTTCTTTACCTTAGTGGAGTAATCCTCCAGCTCATCGTTATAAAGTTCTTCCTTAATCTTTTCAGGCAAAGGTGCTTTATTACGATCTTCTGGAGGAGTCTTATCCTCTACCTCAACGATTATTTCATCGTCAATTTCATTTTCTTTTATATCATCCTGCTCATCAGGAAATTTAAAATCAGACATATCTGCTCCTTATTTGCGGCGGATACCGCGTGGATCTTCAACTACACCCTCAACGGAGTCATCGTTAATTACACGAAACTCTTTGCCGTGGATGATTAGCCGGGTTCCTGCATGTGGCCTAACCAAGATAAAGTCGCCTGCTTTGCAGTATGGGCCAGTTGGAAACCGCGTTGCATCTTTGTAGCAATCAGGTCCTAGGTCCACAACGAACAATACCGTTGTTAAAAGCTCTTCGTTACGAATGGCTTCATCGGATTTAAGCAATCCAAACTCACTTTCGTATTCTTTTTCCACTTCTGGAATTGCGCACAAAATGCGGTAGCCAGACGGCTTTGGTAGCTGCTTGGCTTTTTGTTCCGCGCCCTTGTTCATTATCTGAGACAAGTCCACGGCTTTAATTAAATCTACTTCACTCATCGTCATCATGGGTTTTCAATCTTTCCTGTAGGTCTGAGATAAATAAACGTGCGGTAAGCAGACCTTTAACCTCGCCGCACATCTTCTTGTACTCCGCATAATCCCCAGCGTTGCCATCCGCTAGAGCTATTTGGAGTTGGGATACTTTGTCATCTATCTTCTTTGATAGATGTTCTAGGTAGTTATTAATCATTGTTTACGTCCAACAAGGTTGCTTAATATGCGCTGGCGCTCAATTTCATTATGGGCATCCAGTTCCTTTTGTGATTTCACAAAGTCCGTTTGAATCCTGGTCATATCCGTTTCTTTTTGGCTTTGGATACGCTCACGTTCAATCTGTTGCTGGCTAGTTTTTAGCTGGGCATCAACTTGATCCTTCTGCTGTTTGCGCTGTTGCTCAGCGCCCTTAATTTGCAGCTCTTGTTGTTGCATTTGGATAAGCGGGTCTTGAGCCATTTGCTGGGCTTGGGCTTGCTGGGCTTGTGCAGTGTTAGCCTGCAGGACTTGTGCGCTTGCCTGGGCAACCAGCCGTGAAAGTTCAACCTCAATATCCTCTGGCAGATGCTCATTAGGCGGCGGCATTGGTACACCCATTTGCTTCTCAATCATTGTGCGATAGTGGAAGCCAAGGTGATCTGCAATATGTGATTGCAATGCCGCCATGATCATGTTGGCCTGTGGGTTTTGCCCAATGGTCTTCATAATCAATGGATCTTGCATGAACATTTGGTGCGCTGCAATATGAGCTTGCTGGTCCTGAGTGATAAATGCCTTTAGCGGCTTACCATTTAGAGCATTCATGTTCTCGCTAATTGGGTCCACAGGATTCTCATCATCAGGTAGAGGTACTAGCTTCTCTGGATTCTTAATCCCCAGCACATCTAGCATCTGGCGGTGCAGCTGTGGTAAGTCATAGATCTGCGGGGCCATCTGAGCCAGTTGAATAACCGCCTGGTACTGCACAATCTTTTGCGCCATCGTTGCGGCGTTAGGATCGGAGACAGGGATAACAGCCACTAGGTCATAGTCAGACTTCTTGGCTTTAGGAGATCCTTCTTCAGGCTCGTAGCTGTACTCATCTGGCGTGTAGTCGCGAATGATGTCGCGCAGCAGTCCCAGCTCTTGTTTGAACGAGTAATGAATACGCGCCTGGACGGCAGTCATTACTTTTAGTGTGCGCTCAAGGATGGCCAGGGTAGTACCAACGGGAGAGTTGGCCGACATGTCTGCAACTTGTATATCAGCAGCAGAAGCAAACTTGCGCCCCTCCTCCACGATCTTGTCAAGGAGCATGGCCAGTACTTGGCTTGGTTCCTTGTAAGGAAGAGCCATGATGTTCTCTGAAATGGTCCCGCTGGGTACGTCAACATCCCTCCACTCGGCTGGTCCGATAGGTGTATCGTCTCCCTTAACACGAAGTCCGCGTGTTTTGAAGCCTCCTGGTAGGTTGGCCAGGGTTCCAGCATCCACCAACTGGCGCAGAATAGAAGTTCCAGACTTGGCAAACGCACCGACTAGGTGAATAAGGCCAAAACAGTAGAAGCCAAAGCCAGGGACATAGCCGTAATGGACAAAATGCTGGCGCTTAGTCTTTAACTTATCGTGTTTTTCCCAATTGCGGCGGATGGCTAGGCATTTATTGCTGCCTTTTTCAATCGTAACGATATAAGGCAGGGCAATTCCTGTCTCTTCCCCATGTTTGTCTGTATCTTCGTACCCTTCAAGGTCCAAATTTACGTTCATCTCAAGGATTTTGTAGCGATCATCCGTCTGGGCGCGAAATCCCATCTTCTCGGCAATCTTTTTCTCTACTTCATCCAAGATATTGTCTGGCTCACCCAGATCTATATCAGCATAGAAGCCGGCAACCTGTAGTTTGCGCAACTCATTTTCGGTTTTGCGCATAACATGGGTAATACGCTCAGCCGTTTGCAGGTCTGATGCGCCGTAAGGGACCACAAGGTCTTCAGCTGTAACAAAAATAGAGGTCTGGCGGTCTAAGTTAGGGTCAAAGTACACCTTCTTGAACGCATTACCAGCCAATCCCAAGCCCCACAACATGCGCTCATGCTCAGGCCGGAACTCGGTCATTACATCCGTCAGCTCATAGTTCATGTCAGCAGCCACGCGAGTAGCAGCTTGCTTCTTTTCTTGAGTTTCCTTGCCAATAATCTGCGTCTTCACCGGGCCGGCAGCCGGGAAGGTACTCATCATTACTTCGGCCTGGAATTTAACTACGGCCTCGGAGAGAAGAGGATGGTATACACCGCAAGCACCAATCCAAGGATCAGCCCGCTCCTCAATCTTCATTCCCAGAAGTTCAAGACCATCGACGTAAGTCTGCATCCAGTCTTTACGAGAGTTAATGTCGTCGTCAAAATCACTAAGTAGGTCACTGACAAGCTCAGTAACAACATCATCAGGAAGATGCTCAACAAGGTTAGCCTCAAAGTCATCTTCAACGCTCCCTATTTCAATCTCAATATCCCCGGCCTTAATACTTACTGACTCCGGGTCTTCAATCTCAATCTCAATATCTGGCTCAGCCAATGACTCAATGCCCATAGGAGCGGCGTATAGTGATTTTTCAATGGACATATTAATCCTTAGTAATAAGATACCTTGCGCCTAAACGCACGAACTTCGTCTTGCTCATCCGTCTGCAAGCGAATAAAGCCGCCTTTTCTAAACCTGATTAATGCCTGGGTAGCGGAGTCAACCAAGTCATCATTTTCCGCATTGGGGAAAGAGGCCATCTCTTCTATTAGCTCATCAGCCCATCTGGTAGGTGGAGCCCAAACCTTTCCACTTGCGAACAGATCAGATACAGAGTTAATCCTCACCATCTTATCATTACCCCTGCTAGGCGTAAACTCTTGTACCGGTATGCCCATAGCCCGTAACTCAAAGATTAGCGGCGCACCCGAAGCCTTGGCCTCAACAATAAAAGCATCCGGCTCCCACTGTTTGTAGTGATTGAAGGCCTTCTCCTTTAGTTCCGGAAACTCCATCCGTCGCTTAAAAGAATCCAGCAAAATGATATTAGCGTCGTTAGGGTTCTCATTAATATAGAACACCCCCCAGGTAGTACATGCGGAATAGTCCGCCCGCTCTGTCTTTAAGAAGGCGGTATCCCAGCTTTGGATAACAAACTCACACTTGGGTGGATCATCGCCTTTCCATTCCTTCCACCACTCCCTCTTAACAATCGCCCCCTGCTCTGAGGTTGGGCTCTGTTGATACTGGGCGTTCCATTTTGAGACTGGTAGTTCTGAGCGCAGGGCTTCTAGTTCCTCTAGGCTCCAGAATTCAGGCCATAAAGGTTTGTCGCTGGGCAGTATCGCGGGGAAGTCGATTACCTCCCACTCGTCGTTCCCGTCCTTCTCTATAGAAGACTGGAGGATTCGGCCTGTCAAATCTCGTTTGGCCCAACGGGTCATAACGACCACAATGGACCCGCCCGGCTGAAGACGCTGCCTAGGTCCAGACGTGTACCACTCGTAGACCTTATCAAAGACCGACGCATCACCCGCCGCTAAAGCTGCCTCTTGCTCTGAATGTGGGTCATCAATAATAAGTAGGTCCGCGCCCTTACCGGTCACCGTCCCCCCTACCCCGATAGCGAAATACTCCCCATCCTTATTAGTAGACCATCTACCTGCGGCTTTACTGTCCTGCCTAAGATTAACATTGGGAAAGATCTTGGCGTACTGCTCACTACCCACCAGGTTCCTGACCTTACGTCCAAAACCAACGGCAAGGTCAGCCGTATTAGATGTCTGGATCACTTTCTTATCAGGGTATTTCCCCAAAAACCAAGCCGGAAGTAGGTAGCTGGCGAACTCAGACTTCGTATGGCGGGGTGGCATGTTCACGATCAGGCGCTTAATCTTCCCCGACGCGATGTCCTCAAACTTCCTGGCCATTACCTTATGGTGCCGCCCGTCAATAAACCCTGGCCACATCGTATGGACAAACTTGAGAAAGTTAGCCTGCGCCTCTTCCCTAGCCAAAGAAGCCCGGTACTCATCCAGCTCATCAAAGAAAGCCTCCTGCTCATTAATAGGCAGGCGACCTATAGCTTCGCTGATAGCGTCAATATTCATATGTTGCGCATTGACAAATAGCTAGGCCGAACACTACGGGCGCTCTTACTCACCCGCTTACATATCCCAAGATCACACAACTTCTTAACCACCCTATGAACATTCCCGCGCCCCTTATCCCCCGTCTGGTACATGATGTCATCTATAGACGGCCCATACCCAAAGTTCTTCCAGTACTCATCTATCACAAGAAAAACCGTCCGCTGCTTCTCCGTCATAAAGTACTCCTTCTTCTTTACCGTATATGGCTCTTTAGGATATAACAACTTTACCACCTGTTAAAGTTGGCCAATAGATGACGGGCGTCTCTATGCCTAGGTACTTGCCCTCTATAGCAAACGAAATAAACTCCCGCGCCTCTTCTTCGGTCATCTGCTTCATTAGAGTCTTTACCATCCTCTCGCCATCATAGATAGCCTTAGTAACCAAAGCAGCCCCGCCCCCATTAGGAACCCACATATCAGATTGCCCCATAAGAGCATAGTCAAACCCATCAAACTTTAACATTGTTATAGTTCCTTAAAAAATATATACCCCCCACCCTTTTTGTACCAAAACACAAGGGGGCTACTTGTCAAAATCTTCTACTATCTCTGATTCTGGTAATGTTGAGGGGTGGCCCTGTTCTTCTTGGGATCGTTTGAGTGGAATAGTATGTATAGGCTCTCCCCTGCGCGGCTGGCCTGCATCGGGGGCCGCCCCGGTGGTGGGTCCGGCTGGCTGGCCATCGTCGACCGCTACCGGCTCCAGTTCCTTCGAGGTTTTCCCTGTGCGTATCTCAGCCAGTAAGTCTAGGGCATCGTCGGCCTGCACTTCGGTGGCGTCGACCGCTATCGTCTGAAGCCTGGACAGCAGCCGCGTGCGGATATCTTCGCTGCGGTTAACTGTCGTTATCTCTTTGCGCTCCACGAACGCGCCAACCTCAAAGAGTGAGCCCAGCAGCTTGAGACATTGCACCCTGGACGCCGGGGGAAAGTCGTCGTCTAGTGAGTGTTGGACCAGCTGCTGCACTAGCAAAGCCTTCAATTGAGCTGGGGTTCGGTGTTTCTCTGCCTCTATTGCAAGCTTATAGGCTTCTATCTCGCGTTTTACCCTAGCATCGGCTGCGAGCTTGTACGGGGCAGTTACTATCGTACTTGGTGCTGGGTTGGCGTTGTATACATCCCTATAGGCTTTGGCCTTACTGGTTCCCATCGCTACCGACTCTGCGAACTTACGCATCTTAGGGGTTAATGCTGGTGTCTTACCCTGGCCAGCACCTAGCAATGCATCTATCGGGATAGTATCCAACCCTTCACGGATCTGCGCCCGCGTTAGCTTTTGTGTAGACTGTTTGGCCATATTGTGACTGATCAGTATTTATTTAAACCATGCGGTATGAATGAAGAACGCGCCGACTGTATCACAACCTATGCGCCCATGCAATAAACCGCGCGGTAATGCTTTGTACTAGCACGCCTATAGATTGGACCGCCCAGGCTATTTTGTGACCGCCCGTAGAAGTCAATTCTGTAAATTGATTGTGTATAAAAACCCCTTGACATGATATATCAGACATGAGAGCATAACGACTCGACTGTTTTATTAACCCGCTTACTTAGGAGCTCTCACAATGAAACCCCTTTACCTTGTCGCCTGTAGCGCCGCAAAGCTCGATCATGCAGCCCCGGCCGCCCAGTTATACACCGGGCAAGCTTTCCGCCTAGCGATGGCAGCCGCCGCGCGCGTCAATGCTGACGTTCTAATCTTATCGGCCCAGCATCACGTTATAGAGCCGGATCAAACCCTAGCGCCCTATAACCGCGCATTGTCCGCCATGAGCCGATTAGAGCGCCGGATATGGGCCCAGCACGCCGCCTACAAGTTACTTCCGCACTATGGCCGCACCATTGTCGTTCTAGCCGGTAAGCACTACGCCCAGGCCCTGGAGGGCTTTAAGAATGTTTATTTCCCCCTACGCGGCCAGGGTATCGGCCACCAATTGCAAACTCTGAAAGGCCTAACCCATGCTTAAAACAATGCCCGCGAAATTCGCAGGTACGTGCAGCCGGACCGGCCAGCGTATCGCCCGAGGCCAGATGATCGTATACGACACGGCCACGAAAACCGCTAGCCTTTTAAGCTTCGAGGGCTTCGAGGGACGCCACAACGAAACCGGCGACTACATCCGGCCGGACTATGTCAGCCACGTTATCGACTTTGGAAGCGGCCGTCAGTACTACCGCAACAAAGCCGGCCGGTGCGAGGATGCCCCCTGTTGCGGATGCTGCACGATATGAGCCGCGAACATTACCAATTGCCCCGCAGCCGGACGCCGGACTATATCGGAGGGATAGTCGCGGCCCTTATTTGGACCGTTGTTTTTTATCTTTTTGGAGCCTAAACCATGCAATATAAATATTTTCAGGACCCTGGCCACGGGTGGATCGAGGTTTCAATCGCTGAGCTGCGCCGCCTTAATATCGACGGCCATATCTCGCCCTACAGTTACCGCAACGGCCACTTCGCCTATTTAGAGGAAGACTGTGACGCCAGCGCATGGTCCCAGGCTAAGCGCGCAGCCGGGGAAGAATTCGAAATTATTGAGCTGCACACTAACAACGATTCAATTATCCGCACTTTTAAGGGCTACCAATGAACGAATTACACCCATTATTCCAGGCCATTTTGCGCCTATACGCACCACCGGCAGAGCCCACGCCCGAGGCTATAGACGCCGCAATGCTGATAGACAAGCTCGCCGATGGATACAACCAGCGAAATATTGAGCGCGCCATCCGACTTGAACAACAAAACCCGAAGGATTGACCATGCAATATACATTTATCCGCGCATCCGGCAATCGCAAAACCGGCCCTATCCCTCAAACGTATAGCCCGCGATCCAGCTGCCCGGCCAGCTGCGCCCACTACGGGGACGATTGTTATGGCGAGGATTTTTTCACCCGTATGCAATGGGACAAAGTGCCCAAGCGAGGCGTCCCAATCGACCAATTGGCCGGACATATTCGCAGCCTACCGCCGCGTACGCTATGGCGCCATAATGTCGCTGGGGACCTTCCAGGATTGGGGGAAGACGTCGACGCCTACGAGCTGGGGCAAATAGTTGCCGCGAACATTGGCCGAAAGGGTTTCACCTATACCCATAAGCAAAGCGCCCAGGCTATCAATTGGGCCCGCCATGCTACCGCCTGGGGGTTTACTGTAAACCTAAGCGCCGATGATGCCGGACACGCTGACGCGCTAAGCGGCCAGGGTTTGCCCGTGGTTTGTATCGTCCCCAGCGACACGCCTAAGCTCTCATACACGCCCAAGGGACGCCGCATTGTCGTATGCGAAGCGCAAACCCGAGACGAGTCAACGTGCGAAAACTGCGGAAATTTTGACGCATGGTGCGCGCGCCCTGATCGTGATTTTATCGTTGGATTCAGAGCCCACGGCACCAAAGCAAAGCGCACGGACCAATTGGCCCGCCGCGTGATCCCTATTTTGAAAGGTTAACCATGTTAAACACCGAAGCAAACTACACCGAGGCCGGACGCAAAGGCGCCGAAGCCCGCAACGACCGCGACGAGGCACGCGCGCAGCATTGGGCCCGCTATTACCAGGGTATGCGCAACTTAGAGCGATCCGAAGACCGCGCAAAGGCCGCAGCCCTCTATCAGGCCGGATATTCAGAGGCCCGCAGGGTATGAACCAGCCCGAGGCGCACTACATCGACGCGGGCTATAAATATGAGCGCCTATCGGTGCCCGCCAATCGAATCAAAAGAGCGAAAGAGCTGCAAGCCCTAATCGCCGCCGAACAACCCGAAGACCGCACCCAGGCCCGCGCACTTATCCAGCGAGGCCGGAAAGAATTCCAACTTCACGCAAAAGGCTAAAAATGAAAACATCCACCGAGTTACTTAACGAACTGCGCTTCCAGCTGATCGCAATGGAAGAGTTACGCGAGGCGCTAGACCGCTTGGCATATTGGGCTGGAATGAACACCCAGCACCTACCCGATGACGCTATGGCTGAAGAGCTTGTAGACGCCGTATACACCGCCCGCCAATTGCTAGACAAATAACACTTAAAGCCTCGCGCGCGGGGCTTTGGGGGCCATTTTGCCCAACATTAACAGGAGTTATAGTTATGAAACGATGCGATCACGCATTGGCCGATAGTTGGTGGGAGCATGACGGCCGGGGCATTCCCCTGGCCAGGGTCTGCGACCGCTGCTACGACGCCGTTATGGCCCTTTACCGGCCCGAAATACTCACCCATTACAACGAATCGGACGTTGACGAGCCGATTGAGGGGGACGAATGGTAATCACAGAACCAAACCAAATATCGCTCTACCGGCTATTGACGCTGCGCTCCGGGCTCCGGCTGGAGCTGCGCGGGCTAAAGGTAAGCAAAGGGCGAACTTGCTATGCAATCATAAAGCAGGAATTCGGATTTAAAGGCGACAAGGCCAGCGTCCTGGAGCAATTCGAAAATTATCTATCCGCGCACGATCCATTCACAAGGAGATAAAAATGGGCTATTTTTCTAAAACTTGCGCCAAAACGCATATGCCGATTGTGGTCGAGGCATTAGATTTGCCACGATTAAACATGGTTGTGGCCCTGCTACCTAGTGGCAGGAAAATTGAGGGCTCATACGATGGGTATGGGCGCGTCAATGGTGTCGATCTAATGGACGCATGGGATAAAGTGAAGATGGTTTTAAAAGACCATTACGCCGATGAGTCCTACGCCCAATTAGGAAACTCAGGGAATGAATTAGCCCAGGGGTACTTTATGGACAGGAAATTCCTGCACCATTGCCTACTAAAAGGCCCATTTAAAAGCCGCGCAGAGTACACCCGCGCATTCAAAAAATACGCTAACTGGTAGGAGAAAAAAATGATACTTATACAAGCAAGTGAAAAGGCATTGTCTTTTAATGGCGATTCGCAAACCGCCCTGTACTTGGTAAACGACTTGCGAGAGTCATACCAAGCTAACGGCATGGATATGCCCAAGATGCTGAGCGATTTTGTCTTTAACATTGAAGTGGCGTTGCAGGACGCTGGGGTGCTGGACGCATGGTTTGAGGTGGTGCGAGCATGATTTACCGAATCTACAACCACAACCACACCCTACTAGGGGAATTCAAAACGCAAAAAGAGGCCAACGATGAGGCCATGTTCTATATGCGCGAGACAGGCAATCCCGCTTACGTTATGAAAGAAAAAAAATGAAAGTCACTTTCACCTATAACCAAATGCAAGCATTCGCGGTTGGATACTTCCACGCACGCAGCGACCAGCACGAGCAAAACGACTTTATGACGCCGCTGGAGATATGGTCCTACCATCTGGGCTACGACACCGGCACCCAGGCGCTAAAGCTGGAGGTAATGCCATGAGAAAACGCTGGTTATACAAGGTCTATCTTGCCGGCCGGTTTATCCGCGCCTTTACATCACGCACCGCCGCTAGGCAATTTATGGAAGAAATGTCAGACTTTGATCTGCCATTCCTGATAACGCCGGACATAAATGGGCAAACCCCTTACATGATTGGAACATTGAAATGAAAACTAGAGAAGAGATGGTCTACGAATTGACAAAGCACGAACTGGAGTACCTGTTTGACATAAATGGGGATTTTGAAGATTCTGTTCGCTTCTTTGCAAAAGGCGGGTTCTATGCGTACACAGACGAGGCATTGCTCAAACAATGGACATTCCAATTTACCGACAACTACCCACAAGGAGCAGCAGCATGAAACTTGAAGATGGTGATTACGAACTGGTAGACGGCGCGGTATGGCTTGCCGTCAGAGGCTTTTCGGTGCGTATCTTTAGCACCGATAACGGCATTGATGTACGCATATACAAAAATGGGGCAGAGGACGAAGGCGCTATTGCCGCCACCTTTGCCGCAGACTCTGAACTGGAGGGAATCTAAAAGAACGGACGGAGGGACTCGGCAGCCGCCTGGGCGCCTACCCTCTGCTCGAAATCGTTGAAGTCTTCCCCCGCCTCTCCTAACCAATAGCGAGAGGCGATTTTTTTAGCAGTCCCTACGCCCATTAGGTCGTTGTCGGCCACCACAATAGGGTTGTCCAGGCTCTTGGCTATTTCCAGCATATTCCCAGCCGAAAAGCAAACGTGGATTCTGTACCGCAGCCGCGCCAGTTTTAACGCTCGGCGGACCGACAAGCCCGTGGCCAGTCCCTCAACTAGAACGTCCGGCCCCTTGTTGTCTATGACTAGGCTCGCCCCTTTGGTCTGCTGCCCTGACAAAAACCGCTTTGTTCCGTCTATATGTATTAGCTGGAGGCCAACTAAGTTACCGGCCACCCGCATCGGCACAGTTAAAAGCCCCTTCCATACCTTGGATGGCTCGGTAAACCCTTTGCGAACTAGGTACGGGTGCTGCTCAACTTTAACATTGTTAAAGATGAATGCCGCTTTCTTGGCCGCCTCGGCCTGTTGCCTTGCCCTGTCCTCGCGCTGCTTTTGGCGCTTGGCCGCAGCGTTTGGGTCCGGCACGAATGGTTCGCTGGACATATACCTGATTGGGGATTCGTGGACCGCATGGTTCTGTATGAGGCCACTTTTCCCATCAAAGATGTACGCGCCATTCTTCTTTCGGGGGTGGTCCTCTGTTGGCACTCTTACCCACCGGCCCTCAATTACATGGTCGAGCATGAGGCCATGTAGCCTTGCAAAGTCTTCAAACGTCATGCTCTAGCCTTTGCCCACGCAATGTTGCGGCTCTTAATCCATTGGAGGGTCTTAAAGCTGGGTGACTTTACCTCCATTCCAAGGCCGCGAGGGAAAGCCCCATATTTTTCTTTGTACTTGTGTGCAGCCCAGCCATCTTTGTATCCGCGCATCCGACTGTAATACAGAATCTCGGAGTAAAACCTTTGGTTCTCGGCCACAAACGTTTTTTGGTTTGTATCCAACTCCACCATCTGCCCTGGGACGTTTAGCACCTCTTTCATAGGGCGCGTCCAGCCACATTCCCCGCAAACCCTGTCCGGCCATATCCAAAGCGCACCGCAGCCGCCGCACTTTGACTCACTTTTCTTCTTCTCGGTAGGCTCTTTCTTGGCTGACTCGGCGCCATCGTTTAACTCTGTTACGCCTTCCTCAAACAATTCATCCCATTCTTTCCTGAAGCGTAGGTAGTTTCCCGAATGGTCCAGCCATATGCCATGCGTTTTTCCATCGCAGGGTCGCATGATTCGGCCCATTTGCTGCACATGGGAGGAAAAAGACTTGGAAAACGGCCTAGCAGACACTCCGATAAGCACATCAGGTACGTCAAAACCTCTAGTTAGGATGTCTGTGGCAATTAGTCCATGAATTTTCGTGTCAGGGGCGCTGAAATCCTCTATTGTGTCCCTTTTAAAGTCATCATCCTCCTTGTAGGAGATGGAAACGAAGTTGTAACCGCGCTCGTTGAACTGCCTTACAAGATCCCTTCCATGCTCCACGCCGGAGGCAAACACCACAGTCTTTTTAGGACCACCGAACAGTTGGTTGGTCTTGTTAATCCACTCATCAACTATATCGCCGGTAATCTTCATACCGCGTTTGGTTGTCTCATCCTGTGACCACTCGCCGGCCACCTTCTTAACGCCGGTCATGTCAATCTCTTTGGCTATAAAGATCTTTAGAGGGACTAACCACTTCTCATCTATCAACTCCCCCGTAGGCTTTGCTCCGACTACATGGGTGTAGGTAGAGCCTAGGCCGTTAGTGAATGGGGTTGCGGTCAGGCCGATAACCCGCATTTCAGGGTTTTCTTTTATGTACTCTATGATTTTATGGCGTTGGATATGACACTCATCAATTATCAAAAGGCCAACTTTGGGAAAGTCATCCCTGCGTTCCAGCGTCTGCGCGCTGCACACCTGGATTCTTTCATGGGGACGATACCGCCAATGATCTTGCTGCATCACGCCGTGGTTGATGCCGTATTTAGATAGGCGCGTGCTGGTTTGGTTGACCAACACAATCCTATCTAGCACCATCGCAACCTTGATGCCCTTCTTGGCCTCTTGAGCCATGATGTGCATGGCTACTTCTGTTTTGCCAAAACCTGTTGGTGCGTACAACAGTTGGCAGCGGTGCTGGGCAAAACCCTGTTCGAGCTTCTCCACTACATCCGCTTGATGTGGTCTTAATTCAATCATGCTTTCTCCTACTGGGAAACCGCCCAGCTTCGGTGTTATGCGGCCTTTTCGGCTCTGCGCTTCCAATAGTTTATCTGCTTGAGCATCTCGGCATTCTTAGACATAAACTCATCCCTGCTTTGCGTCATGGATTTGAGTTTAGCCTCTAACTCTCTCACTTGCTCACGCAACGACTCAATGGTTTCCTGAACCTCAGCTCGGGCCTCTTCCGAAACAGGCAAGGACCGCACAGCCAGCATATCTTTGAGCTTTGTGTTCTCTTCAGATACCGCGTTGATTTCTGTGGCCATCTCCGTGAGCTTGTCTTCTTCTTCAAACTCAGGATAAGCGGCAGGAAGTGCTTTGCGGCCAATGTTTGCGGTGTCTCGGCGCTTACCATCTTTACCAACAGTAGTTTCTTTCTTGAGGCCCAGCGCCTTGCGTACACGGCCTACAGTCATGTTGCTTACTTGGCAGATTTGGGCCACTTGGGTGTCGGATAGTTCACCTAACTCAATGTCTTCAAGGGCCAGTTGCACGACATAACGGCGCTCTTCAGGGGAACGGGGTTTACCGTGTTGTGAGTTTGCTTTGAGTGAGGCAATGAAAGCATCGCGCTTGGTGCCTTGAGTGACGTTGGCGGAAATGTCTTTGTGTGCTGCACGTTTGTGTGCGTGCCAGCGATGGAAGCCATCAGAGAGCCAGTAGTGCTTGCCGTCGAAGTGTAGGTCGATTGGCGGAAATTCCTGGCCCTCAAGTATCTCTTCGGTGTAGTGCTGGACCAGGGTTTCGTCTAGCTCTTTTCTGGGTTGTGTTCCACCATCAAGGCGGATTTTGCTCAACAAGATTTTTTCAGTCATTTCTTTCCTTTAGTAGTTGGCGCAGTTGCACCATTGCGTCTTTGAAGTCACCTTGCAGTTGCATGATGACCTCTTGTTGTGCTTGCATCCTCTTGTAAGAATCAGATGCAAACTTTGCTAGGTTTTCATTGGACCAAGCTGCGAAGTCTGGCATGTCCATTTATCTCCTTTCTAATTTGGTTTAGGGCAATTTTGAGGCGGAACGATAACACACCAGACAGCCGCCCATTGTTTTCTGCGCTCTGTCCAGCGGTCTATATAAGAATCAGGCATACACTTTAGCGCGTTGTTAATAGAGGCACGATCTTTCTCAAGGCGTTCAGTTATTTCAGACACGGTTAGCCCATCATGGTACTGTTGCAGCAGCATCCTTATGCTGTGGTGATTACTCTTGTGCATTTTTCTCCTTTGTTAATCCCCATACTGCGTATCCAGCGCAGTCAAGGGTGTGGTACTTACCATCACTACCAAGGGCTTCCTCAGTTAGCAAGTGGGCCTTGGGGTGCTTATCATGGCAGGGGAACCCGCCTGATGCCTTTACTGTATCTATGAATTGCATGGCAAGAGCGCGATGCAATTTTGGTATCGTTGGTTTACATGGACACATAGCACACGGTTTGTTCATGTGTTCTTTTCCTTCAACATCTTTGCGTATTCGCAAAGTTTTTTTAAAACTTGCGGCTCCAATGCCACTACTTTGTTTTTATGGTGATTTACGGCAAGCCATATTTGATAGCCGTCAAAGCTGGCGTATACGCCATCACCTAAATAAATTTTATGTTCATCCATTGAACTTCTCCTTGAGTTTGGCTTCTGCATTTTTCTCCTTTGATTTGGCTGTTTGCAGCCAGCCATCAATATGGGCAACCTCTGCAAGCAGCGCATCTCTGATACGGGTTAGCAAACCAACATCATCTGAATCCAAGTAGTGCTGCATGGGGTCAGTAAAACCTTCAAACCCTTCATAAACATCTTCTAAAAGTTTACGCAGTGTTGTGTGAAAAGTTATGCGGTCATCGTCTCCATATACGTCAATCGACATATAGATGGTTAACGGGTCATTTACAGGTTTGCCCCCCAACCCATCGGATGCACTTTCCCAAGTACTATATTGGAAAGGCATAAAAAAACTTAATGTGCCATGCTCAAGAAAATCCTCAACAGTGCATTCAAGTACCTCTTCGCTTATTTTGTGTACTAATATTTCATCCATGTCCGGTTGTGGCCCAAAATCAGGGCGCTGTGCCATTGCGTTAACCGCCTTGTCAACGCTGGACTGTGCCTGCTTTTGCATTCCTGCAATGAATCCATCTTCGTAAATCTTTTCTTGTTCCGGGGTCATGTGTTCTTCCCCTTTAGCCTAGCTAAGCACCACGCAACACCTTGGTCAAACACGTCGGGCATATCTTCAATTTCTTTCCAATCAGCATCCGTTAGGTCTACCAACGGGCGCTGTGGCACAAGAGGAACCGCATCAAACATATTTGCATCCCCATCGGATGAATGTTGTTCGGGCCAATGCAATGATTTGCTTCCCCCACGCTTGTCGTAAACAGCCCACGCCACAGGCTCCTGCGCTGGCTGTGCTGCTTTTTTTCCATCGTAGTACCCCGATTGATACGCAATTGTTAGTGCATCTCCGTGGTCTTTGTACACCTGTGTGTCGTTTTCATCATTCAGCTTGTCCCGCGCCGCAGCGCGTTTTGATTTGTATCCTGTCATGTTGTTCCCCTTGCTCGAATGGCATCGTTTACTTGACCTGCACCCAGTTGGGCCACCATGATGCTTACAACTTTTCTTCGCTTTATTGCACTGCATTTTTTGCACTCACACACTTGATGAAGTGAACCGTTGAAGTCTTCAATAGCGTGGCTCCACTTATCCCATTTATGCCAACAAAATTTAAACATTATTTTTCTCCTTTTGTGTTCCCCTTGCGTAAACAATCTGCTTAAAGTTTTGAATCCAAAAAGCAGCGGGTTTATTTTGCAGTAGAGGGTTGTTCTCTACTGGGCGCAGTTCTTCTATTGACTTCATAATGGCCTCGCGCTCCTGTGCTGCTACCAGTGCGGCAAAGGCTTCAAGGTCTATCCAGTTAGCAACCACGCCATCAATACCCGGCGCTTGCTCTTGATATCGTTTAAACCCCGCTTGCTTTGCTAGTTCCATGACGTTCATTTGTGCCACCATGCTGCAAAGATCATACCGATTACACCGGCTATGGCAACCATAGCGATCAGCAGCTTCACGGATGCAAACACTTCCTCAACGGGGTCGGGGTCATAGCGCGAATCAAGGTCGCGCTCCATGTATGCCTTGTCTTGCTCTTTCATTTGTTGCTCTCCTCAATTAGGTCATTTACTCCCCTGTACACATCGGCGTACAAATTTGCCCACTCCTTGGGCGGCACACCCGCTGCGTAGCCTGCGTCAACCACAGCCATGATTGCGCGAAAGAATTTAATCCGCTCTGCTTCGGGCAGTGCTTTGATTTGTTCTTGGAATGTCATTGCTCCACCTCCACTTGGTTGCCTTGCTCATCACACAGCATTGTGTATTCGTCGTTTGGGCCAACAAACTTGTACTTCAAGTGACCCGCCTCTTTGTCCTTGGTAGTCAGGACTAAGTGGTACACCTCACCAAATTGGTTGTGTGGTTCCTTGAATGTGTTGCCGTGCCACACGGGGAGGATTTCCCCGCCTCTAGTTTTTACGCAGTATTTCATTTGGCACGCTCCTTGAGCATGGCATCTGCTAACCCGTAACAGGCTTCCGCCACTTGCTCATAACTTGGTTGTACTAATTTGTCTGCTACAAACCCTCGTAGCGCCTGCCCCGCAAAGTAATCACGCATGGTCATGTCCCTTGCATAACCGCCGGTCTTGACCATCCAGTCTGTGTAGTCTTTGGTAATTAAATACTCGCCGTCCAATAATTGGTCTTTCATTTCATTTTTCCTTCAAGCATTTCGTCTACTAATTCGTGGCACAGTTCTTTGAACCTTGACGTGTATGTATGCTTACCGTTTTCGTACCGCGCAATTTCCTCACCGTCTTTGAAGTACACCAGCACTGCCCGACTATCCACATGCCCACTGTAGGTCTGAAAATCAGGTATGTAATGGTTAAACGATTGCAGTATTAACTTACGGCTTTTGTTTGTCTCGCTTTTGTCCACGCTTCCACCAACTATTTCTCTGTCGATGGCTCGGCCCATAGCTGCGTATAGTTCTTCTTGGGTCACTTGTACTCCTCCACGCGCTCGTTCAAGCGCTTGATTCGGTTAATGTTGTAGTCCACGATGCTCTGTGCATACTCACACGCAGTCTCGGCCTCCAGCTTGGATAGGTGGGCATCAGCTAACTCTGCCGCTATCACTTCCAAGGGGCTAGGCTTTTTGAATGGCTCTTTGAGCATCTCCATAAGGGTTACTTTACGCATTGGTTTGTCCTTTCTTGCGGGCATAGTAGGCTCTTGCGTATGCATTCTTCTTCTCTTGCGCAGCTTTTTTGATTTTGTTTTGTGCGTACCACTCGCGCTGGTACTGGCGCTTAGCCTCCCTTGCCTTGTCTACCTCAGAGAATGCATTGTGTTCCACCGCTTGAATAAAAAGCTTGTTCTCTAATTGCTTTACTTTTTCTTCTAGCCGGACAATCCGTCCTCCATCATCGCTGCTGGGCTGGCGTGATTGCGTATAAATCTCATGCTCAATATCTTTCACTCTTTCGGCAAGATTCTCCTGCTTGCGAATCAAGGCTTGATTTGAATTCACTAAAACCTGGTTTGCGTTTTCCAGCTTTTGTGCTTTCTCCTCCAGCCGAGCAATCCATCGGCTGTGATCACTGTTAAAGTCAGTTAGGTCTTTTACCTGCTGCTCTAGTAGAGCTACTCTCTTAAAAATATTCCAACTCATTTGCTTTCTCCTAAGTTAAAAGGTGAAGGTACTCGCTGCACTATGGGCCGCATGGGTTCAAGACTCAATTGTTTTAAACCATAGCATCCGCTTTCCCCTCGTAAATATCATACCACATGAATTCCTAGCATGTCAACTGTTGTGTTGTCAGTGCTAAGCCCTCTTACCCGTTGACCCTCCCTCCCCCTGCAGGGAAACTAGGATGGCTAACGACTCTTTATCAAGGTGCTTTGACTGGTTTTTATGCAGTCTATCGGCCGGCCAAGCCGCCCTCCCCTGGAATCCCGATAAAGCCAGTTCTCACCGGCTTGTCGATCATCTCCCAGCGGTCTAGGGTATGTGTCATTACTGACAACCTTGTTTATTCCTTTTGGCTCTCGCTACTTCGGAGGTGCGGGTCACACCGAGTTTTTTGTCTTTACTTCCACGCTGGCGATACAACCACTTGCTAACGGATGGAGTCCGGTGGCAGTCGTAAACGAAAAAAGCCGTTACTACTGCACTGGGTCGTTCCCTCCGAGATGGAGGCCAATGCATGAGTAACGGCTTTAAACATGTTGTGAACGACTACAACAGTTCTAACTGTACAGCACTTTTTGCTTTTCGGCAATAAGTACTAAAAAATATTTTCTCCAACTTTAACAGCTGGTAAAGTTAAAAAACCCCCCAGTCGCCCAGGGGGTAAGGGTCTTTTTAGGACCAAGGAGAAAGCAACGCTATTCTACATGAATAATTTTTACTTGCCAACGGTTGCCCTTTTTCTGCCAGCCGTGGACCTCTATCTTGATGCCAGCATCTCTCACGATATCTAGGTTCTCATGCTCTAGGATCTTCTTTAGCCGGTCTGATGTGTGGCCCCAGCTGGTGGTCTGCACGCCGATTACCGCGCCCTGGCCCAGGCACAGGATGTCAATGAAGCCGGCGAAGTCATTCTTGCGCTTGGTAAAAGAGTTGTACCGCTCTACTACCTCGGCATAGAAGCCGTTGTCCCTCATGTACTTGAGGCTGCGCTGCGTAGTTGTGACCGCCATAAATATTTTTAGAAAGGGGTTGCAAGACATGATATACTATGGGTACAATGTGTTGCCCACAACAGGTATTTTACTAGATGAACACTGAGCTTTATAGACATTTCGACAATGAGAACGCGCTTCTTTACGTTGGCATTTCCCTAAGTACGTTCAAAAGGCTAAGCCAGCATAAGGATCATTCACAGTGGTTCAACAAGGTTTCCAGGGTAACCATTGAACACTTTCCTACCAGAGAGGAAGCAATCGCTGCTGAGAAGAAGGCTATAAAAACAGAAGACCCAAAGTTCAACATAGCGAACAAAAAGACGGCACGCGAAATTGAGCAAGAGATAAAGGACGAAAAAAAAGAAGAGAAGAAGGAGCAGCAAATACAGCAGTGCATTCATAGATATGTTCAATACACGGCTGTCTACACACTGGACCATGTAAAGAACATGTTGTCAATGACACGTTCAGAATTGGAGCGCCATGTTAAGGATGGGAGCCTGTCTACTTTTGTAGTAGAGGGCAGGCCATCATGGAAGACTAAAGAAATAAAAATGAAAATAATGGTAAGCGGCTGGTCTTTAATAGATTTTATTTTTTACCTAGAAAGCAAACACAATGATCATCACTAACAGGTACAACCTACCGCAGACGTTTGTGAACGTCTTAAAGCGCCCGTCTTACTCGAAGGGAAAGTCCAACATCTCGGCCACCGAGTTGATCTCTTCCCCCAGGATTGTCCAGCTGCGCAAGCTGCACGCCGATCAGATAGAGCAGGACGTTAGCGAGATGGTCTGGTCCATCTTTGGAACGGCCATTCACGGCGTACTGGAACACGGCAAGGATGACCATCACCTAGTCGAGGAACGCCTACATACCAGCGTTGACGGCTGGTCCATTACCGGCGCTATTGACCTACAGATTGTCAATCAGGACGGCACCATCACTGTCAATGACTACAAGACTGTAGGCGCATGGTCGGTGATGAACGAGAAGATCGACTGGGAGCTACAGCTAAACATCTACGCTTGGCTTGTCCGAAAGGTTAAGAACGTCGACGTGAGCAAGTTGGAGATCGTGGCCATCATCCGCGACTGGAGCCGCAGGGATGCCTCCATCAAGCAAGGCTACCCTGACGCGCCTGTGAAGGTTATCCCTATCCAGTTGTGGCCATACGAGCGCCAGCAAGCATTCATTGAGGAGCGCATTGAGACACACTCTAACGCCCTGTTTGATCTTGAGACGGGTGACGAGTTACCCCACTGCACCTCTGATGAGATGTGGGAAAAGCAAACAACCTACGCGGTTAAAAAGATTGGTGGAGTCAAGGCACGCAATGTCTGTGACACCAATGAAGAAGCTCTAGCCAAGGTGGCGGAGTACGGGAAAGAGTACGAGATAGAAGTGCGGCTGGGAGAACGGACGCGCTGCGCTAACTTTTGCTCTGTTAGTAGGTACTGCAATCAGTACCAGGATTATTTAAAAACCAAGGAGTAAGCATGGAAGAGCCATTGTTAGCAGCCTTATTTGGCTGGATCATCGCGTCTTGGCTGACGCACATCGTTGTTTGTTTGAGCGCAGGTAAATGGGGATTCCTCATTGCTGGCGCTATCGTTTTCCCAATCGCATGGATTCACGGAACCGGCGTTTGGTTTGGGTTTTTTTAAAGGAAAAGCATGGTACATAAGAAATTAATGCAGGCGCGGATACGCCTGTACAACACGAAGTTACAAAAGACGGGACTGAACAAGTTTGCCGGCTACAAGTATTTTGAACTGGGCGACTTCTTGCCTGATATTCAACTTATCTTTTACGAGCTGGGCTTGTGTGGCGTTGTCTCTTACGAGCAAACCTACGCAACCCTATCCATCACCGACACCGACGACGGCACGGTGATTGTGATCTCTAGCCCTATGGCTGGAGCTGAACTAAAGGGCGCACACCCCATCCAAAACCTAGGCGCGGTTGAAACCTACCAACGCCGCTACCTATGGATGACGGCTATGGAGATTGTGGAGCATGATGCCATTGATTCTTCTGCCAGAGCAGAGGAGCCTAAGGTAAAAGCCGAGCCAAAGGCGGAGCCAAAAGCGGAGCCGAAGAAGTACGTTAAAGGCGACAAGCTACCGCCTGAGTGGGTAGAGCCTAACCAGGCATGGACGATTGTGATTAATGCCGAAGACTCTGATCAGTGGAACCAGCTGCTAATTGATGCAACCAAGTTAAAGCTGACTTACGCAGACAGCGAAGACAAGGTTAAGGAAATGTACAAGGTCAACCGCCAGCATTACGACCACGCGAAAGCAACGTCACCCGAGATCCATGCTGAAATCATGGATTTGTTTAAAGAAGCGAAAGGAAAATTTTAATGGAATACTCCAACACAGGAGCGCTGTTTACCTCCCTAAACAAGCGAAACGAGAAAGCGCCGGACATGAACGGCAACATGAAGTTTGACAAAGCCTACCTCATGCAGATGATTGAATCAGCCAAGGGTGAAGATACGGTAACGATCAAGCTGGACGGCTGGGTAAAGCGCGACAAGAACAACAATCGAATGGTTTCAATGAAGGTGAATACCTACGTTAAGCCTGCTGTAACTCAAGAAAAGGACCCATGGGATGACTAAGAAGACACCAACCACAGTTAAAGAGTGGAAAAAAGTTTGCGTCAATTTGAACAGTGCTTTGCAACTAGCAATTGACAATGAAATAAAGCTTGACGAAAAGCTTTGCAAGCTTGAAGACCAGCTTGAAAAAATTGAAGAGCAGCTGACCATGTCTGTTGGCGTGATCAAGTACTTGGAGATGAAGCTTGAGCGAACCAATCCAGTTTGAAGGCATAAAGACTGGACTCAAGCAGTCAAAGGACGGCTACGTTTTAACGATGGCCGTCCATCCTGATGACCTTCCCGACGACTTAATGCGTGACTTTGTTGGCTCGCGTTATGTTGTTGTGATGGTGCGGCTGGGCGACGATGAGCAGCCCATGGTCCGTGAACATGAGTTTCCAGGCGACCATGCCGTTAAGATGGCTGGAATACTCTGCCGAGATCCTGATTTCTGGGAGTGGCTGCACAAGAAGGAGTGGCTGATGGAGAAGAACGAAAAGGCCTGCGCATCTTGGCTAATCTTCTATCTGGGCATAGAGTCCCGCAAGGAACTAAAGACAGACGAAGAGGCCCGCGATTTATTTAACCGTCTTAAAGCAAGCTTTGAGGCATGGAGGAAAACATGAACAAGGAAATATTGGACAACCTGTTTACATATCGCGACGGATGTTTGTACTGGAAGGATAAGCCGAATAAAAAGCTACCCGCAGGTACTTGCGCCGGATCTCCTGATAAGGATGGTTATATTTTGATTACGATCAATGGTAAAAAGTACAAAGCCCATCGTTTGATTTACATCATGCACTATGGGGCTCAGCCAGACACGATTGATCATATTGACAGAAATAGAGCCAATAATAAGATTGAAAATTTGCGCAGCGTTTCATTGCAGGAGAATGCACAAAATATGGGCATGTATAGAAACAATAAATCTGGTATTAAACATATTCGTTGGTACAAACAAACTAATTGTTGGGCTGTTCAAATAAAAAAAATACACATTGGATATTTTAAAACACTTGATACAGCGGCCAGCGCTCTGCATAATCATAAAGGCTTAACACAATGAAGAAACTAATTCCCTATAGCGTATACCTACCAGTGGAATATCACGACAAGATCAAGGTCTTGGCAGCGCAGCGCAAAGCATCAGCGATGGTGCGTGATGCCATCTGCATGATCCTTGATGGCAATGATGCCTACAAAGCTGGCTACAACAAAGCCTTGAAGGATTGCGTGCGGCAGGTTGATGATGTCAAAGAGATCGAGCATATCGCCGTCAAAGGCAAATACTTGAGCGACCTCTTGTCCCAAAAAATTGAAGCCTTGGAGATGTGATGGATGAATTCGAAAACATGCAGAACGCCATCTATGCGGCCATAGCCAACACAGAATGTAAGGAGCCAATGAACGCCGTTATGGCTCTTTGCTCTGTGATGTGCGAGATGATGGTCCAACTCAAGATGGACAATGAACATCAGGCCGTTAACGCTGTTATACAAACACTGCGTATAGCAAGAGAGAACCGCCAGAACATGGAGATCCACTAATGACTGAGCATGAAGAAAACCTACGCGACTTGGCGGCCATGTTTGCCATGACCGGCTTGATCATTAGAAATAGGGAGGGGGAGTTAATTGTCCCTACCGCCTTTGAAATGGCTGACTACTTCATGGAAGCACGTAAGCCGGAAGAGGGTATTGCGGCCATCAAGAAGCGCCGAAAACATGTACAGGAATCGTAAACCGGGGAAATTTAAATGGACCCATTTTTAATAACCGAGCCAACTTGTATTTCTTTTAGTGGCGGCAGAACGTCTGCCTATATGCTTTGGCGCGTATTGCAAAGCAATGGCGGACTACCAACAGAGGCTATCGTTTGCTTTGCTAACACGGGCAAAGAGGACGAGGTAACTTTAAGGTTCGTGCAGGATTGCTCTGAGCAGTGGGGTGTGCCTATTGCATGGCTGGAGTACAGGGCAAATGGGTATGCTGTTGTTGATTACGCAACGGCCAGTAGGAATGGTGAACCCTTCCAAGCCTTGATAGAAAAAAAGAATTATTTACCCAACACCTTTGCTAGGTTTTGCACTTCTGAGCTTAAGATAAACCCAATGAAAAAACATCTTAAGTCATTAGGATATGAGGACATTGTTACATTTGTTGGCATACGCGCTGACGAGCCTCAGAGGGTTGCCAAGATGAAAGGCAATATAGACATCAAAGAGACTCCTTTGGCCACGGCGCGAGTAACGGTGAAAGACGTTTTGTCTTTTTGGAGTGATCAATCGTTTGACTTAGACACCATAACTGTTAATGGAAACTCATTGTTAAGTAATTGCGATTTGTGTTTTTTAAAAAAAACAAATCACTTATTAGGTTTAATTCAAGACAAACCAGAACGCGCAATATGGTGGGTAAACATGGAAAAAAAAATAGGTGCAAGTTTTAATCAAGCGCACCCAAGTTATGCAGATATGTTGACTTACACCAATAAACAATACGATATGTTTGACCCTAATGAAGAAGCAATTTCTTGCTTTTGTGGCGATTAAAAGTGTATAGGAATCGTAAATTGTTAGACGCTGCGCGTGAGTTGCCCTGCCAACACTGTGGTACGCAAGATGGTACGGTAGTGGCGGCTCATAGTAATCAACTACGGGACGGCAAAGGCCGAGGTCTAAAGGCGCACGACTACAGGATTGCATCACTTTGTTATAAGTGCCATGCTGACCTGGACCAGGGGACACGCATGAGCAAGGCCGAAAGAATTGAGATGTGGGAGGAAGCACACCGCAAGACTATCGGCCTCATGTTTGAACGCGAGATTATTGGGCTGCTCTGACTTTGTCGTTAAACGCTTTCATAGCCCTAACTTTTCTTTCATTGATAGCATCAATTGTTTCTTTAGACGCACCCCGTGCAGTTGCAGCCTTCTTTTCTTTGTTAATGTTGCCAATGGTTTTTTGGGCGGCATTAGCCTCCTTCCAAAGCTTAGCCTCCGGATTGTCTTTTAAATACTCAGATGTAGGTTCGCGATTTTCTTGACGTTTTTTAATTTCATGCTCATGTGTGTTCATAATTTCTATGTTGTTATAGAACCTAGAAGAGGTGGCGGCTGGAGTTTTTGTCTCACCAAAGAACTTGCCAGCCAATGGGACGCGATACATTGGCTGCTCTTCACCTTTAACTTTGGCCCCAATAGACTCCCCAGCCTTAACCATTTCGCGGAACACGCCGCCAAAATATTGCTCGGCAAAATAATCCAACTGGTCTGCGGTTGGGCTAATTTTTCCCTTGGTATACGTTGTTCCAGCAGGGGAAGAGGACCAGTTAAGGAAGTACGCAATGCCTTTACTGATAGAGCTTGCGCTATCTCTTGATCTTTCATACCCTGGAGTCTCCTCGCCCGGGCGATCCGTTTTTGCAATTGGACGGCCAAACGCATTTTTATTCACAATAACGTTTGCAATCGGGTCCAATGGAGTTGGCACCAGCTGTTGCCAAGTAGCGCCAATACCCATTGGATTTACAGAGTCAAGCATCATTGGAAGAATGTCAAAAATTTTATCAGAGGCAGATTCGTTGCTCTTCATTGCCTTTGACTTGATCAAGAACGCCTCTGTCAACATGCGGCCAATTCCTGGCAACATGCTAAATCCTGGAGGATAGGGAGGGTACACAATAAAGTACTTACCATCCCCGGTTGGAACAACAAACGCCTTTGACTTAACAAACTCTGGCGGGTCATCGTCATCAAAGCCAGCCGCAAACAGTAATAGAGCTTGCATAACTCCAAGCCCAATGCCTCCAGCAATAATTATCTTGCCCTTTGGCCCAGTCAAAACATTTTTAACAACCACTGCGCCTTGGATGCTGGGGTTGATAAAGGAGTACCAAGCCTGAAGTTTGGGAACCACTGCGCCCTTTTTATCAAAGTTGACGGTGACATTTTTGGCTAAGCTTACGCCTTTGTCATCACTCATGTTGTTGTCAAGGACGGCAACTTTAAATGTAGCTAGACGTACAGCGTTTTCCATTGCTTCGTTGTAGTCAGACAGGTAGTCAAACAAGTAATGGGCGCCGGCCATTATTTTGCCGCGATCCATTTCTGCAAGTTTTTTGTCAATCAGGCTAATTTCATCAGTGGTTGCTCTAACGCTAAGCAAACCTTTAATTCCCCAGCCCTTTTCCAGCTTTTCAAGTCTGGTTTTTTGTTGAGTAAAGTTTGCGCTGATGCCAATCTTTCCTCCGGCTAATCTATAACGCTGGTAAAGATCACGCCATTCTTGTGGTGTTAATTCGTCTTTATCAAGAACATTTTTTGACCCGCTCCAGCCGCGCTGCTCTTTAAAGATTGCAGCCAATGCAGGCATGACGCTCTTCATTACCTTACTTTGCTGGCCAGCAAGCTCTGTTGTTGACAACTGGAGCAACCCGGTGCCAACGTCACGGCCAAAGTTAAATGCTCCGAAAATTGGGTTGTACTGGGTGTTAATAGCTGAGATCCAGCGAGTAATCATGCCAGCCGTGCCCATGAAGATGCCTAGCTTTTCAACATCCAAGTTCCTCAATGACTTAACCATACGCATTGCGCGCTCATCACTTGGGTTAAAAATGATGAACCAGTCTTGGCCATTAATCCGAACAGGGAAAACGTTATCCATGCTACGCATAGCCGGGTTGACGGCATACTTAACAAGCCCAGTCTCTTTATCAATAGATGGAGCCTTTGGCTCTTGCAGCATGTTCTCTGCTTGGTCCGCAGAGATACCAAGAGACTGCACCTCTTCCTTAAACTTCTTAATGCTTTTTATTGCATTGGGGTTAACAGGTATCCAGAAGTTTGGATTTGGATTTGTTAGCACCAGGCCCATTAAGGACTTGCCAACACGGATACGCTCAGCCCTGTCAATGGCACGCTTATGCTGCAACACAATGTTCTGCAAAATGTTTGCAACATTTTTGGTTGATCCAAAAGCGCGCTTGGAGAATGAACCCCTGGACCCAAGGCCACCACCGTTACCAACACCATGATTAACAAAGTCTAAATCCTCGCGCTGCAACGGCGCGTAATACTCGTATGTGTTGTTCCAATCATTAATAGTCTTCTGAGTTTCAGCCCCAGACTCAACCAGAATCTGTTGAGTCTCATCAACAACGCCATCAAACATCTTGGCAATTTTGTTGTAGATCTTTAGTTTGTTTTCTGGAAGTTCAGACAAATACTTAAGTGCATTTGCTGTAGTAATGCCAGATCCACCATCAGGTAAAGATGGGTTAATTTTTGCCACCTGGATATTGCGCTCTTCCGCATGGCGGTTATGCATGTACTCTTCTACTTCAAGAATGCTTACCTTGTTCTTGTACATCTCCTGAACAATTGGCATTATTGAGTTATCAACAAAATTTTCTTCACGCGCAGCTTTACGGCTAATAAAGCTTTCATTCTTGAGGTAAGGGTCAATCTGCTCTTTAACCAATTCACCTCTAACTTTTTGGATCTCATTAATGACACTCCTCATGTCATGCTGCTTGTCCAAGAAGTTATAAGCAAAGGTATCCATTGCAGATGGTATTGGTGCCTCAAATGCCGGCTGTGGAGCCTCATTGCCCTGGAAGTTACGGCGCTCAATTGATAGGTAGTCTCCCTCTCCCAGCATCTCTTGCGTAACGAACTGACCATCAGCCTTTGCAAGGCTATCTAACGCACGAATGATGGAGGCATCAGACTTCAAGCCAAACAACGACTTAATCTTTTGGGCAAACTCTTTAAGCCAGTTCTTCAGGCGAGCCAGTACACCGCCTCTTACGGCCTCAAAGCGAGCCCGCACAATGTCGGAGCCATTGACGGCCCAGAACTCAGACGGGTTGAAGTACTCGTAAAGATTCGTTGGAACCAGCCCCAGCCCGAGCATGGTCCCTGCGAAATTAGAGCTACTGCCATCTTCTGATGCGTACTCAAGCGCCTTTCGCACTTTAGAGTAAACCTCACCAGCACCTTCTGGAATGATTAACATCGAATGCCGGTTGCTGCCGTAGTGGGCATCCCTCAGAGCTGCAAAGTACAGCTTCTCGGCTGGGGTCTTGGCCTTCTTGGTGGCTTTGGCAAGTTGAGATGACCAAGCCCTACGAATAGCTTGCTGCACTTTGGTCGGCATCATGCGCTCAAGGTGGTGCAAGATCTCATGCACAGTTGTCGTATCGGAGGCGAGGCCCTTGATAAGGGTCAAGATGCGGCTAAATGGGTTATATTGCCCAACCGCACCGCGAGCGCCTTTGCCAATAATGCTGATTCCCAAATCATCAACCAGCGCGGGGTTTTGATTAATGAACCATTCAGCCATATCGGCTGCGTCTTCAGAAATAAACTTCTTGCGCTTGGCTTCTAATAGCTTTTGGCGGATAAAGTCAGCGCCGCGTACACGTTCTCCCGGCTCCTCTGCAAGACGTTGATCTTCATCGGCAGCAATAGCGGCATCAGCTCGTTCAACAAACTGCTCGTCTGTTATGCGGCCATCTTTGCGCATTCGGTTAAGAGTCTTAAGAGTACGCTTTAAAGAATCAGAGCGTTTCTTTTGCTCCTGCTCTGCGTAGCCTTCTTTCCCTATGTTATAAAGATAATCAGCTTTATCTCCATAAGTAACATTTTTAGCCAAAACCATATTGCCAATTTGTATAACTTGTTCCGCAGCTATGACTGGTTGAGTTGTATTTCGGTCATAGAAATAAGCATGGCGAGTTGGGTCTACAGCAATCTGAGTCCAAGCTGGATCATTCATTGCCTCCACAGCATTCACATAAGCCGTAGATGGATCGGTTTTAACGTACTCTCCTTCCATTGTTTGAAGAGCATCTTTTGAGGCTCCTGTAGCAATATCCAAAGCTTTAGTTTGGCTACCCAATCCAAAAGTTACATTGTTGATTACAGCAACACTGTCATAGCCAATCACTTTGCCGGGGCCACTTTTGTTGCCCTTCTCGTGGATTGAAACAACGTATACGCCCTTGCGGTTGAAAGCTGGAATATCCAGACGCAAGCCAACGCGAGTACCGTCTGAAATGGTTGGGTTAATTTTTTCTTTTTTGTCCGAACTTAAAGCCTCGACCATTTGCTCTGGCGTAGCTGGCTTTAATGGGACTTGATATAAATAAATTGGCCTGTATTTATTTACCAATTTATCAAACTCAGCCGCCGACATTCTTCCAGCTTTAACTTCTTTTGCCGCAGCCGCCAACTCAGGAGAACGCCCCGGAGGTAATTTTTTACCCTCAATGCTGTAACGTATATCAGGGTTGCTCTCATCAAACGTGCCAATGTTTCCTATGGCGGATTTAATTTGGTTTGGTGAAAAAACAGCTAAATTTTTAACACCTTCTTCTCCAACATAAACTGAGTCAAAGTTAGCTTGTAGCCAATCCCACACTACCGGCATTTCTATTGCACTCCAGTTGTCATGGCCTGAATACTCAAGCTCGTGAATATAGTCTTTTATTTTTTCATTGTTTGTTTCTGCCAACAAATCATCCAAAACAGATTCATCAATGGATTCCAAATAATTTGAAATTAACTTGAGGTGTTTTTTGTTTTGATAGTCAAATGTATTTTGAGCTTTAACATATACAGGGGTTATAAATCCTCCGCCAAATATACTTTGGTTTGTTTTTTTCACGCCTGCAAATTTATTTGCCAGAATAAAACTTGGCGTAACAAAAATTGGTTGGTTAAGACGCGCAGGTTTTCCTGATTTAAAATAAGTACTGCCTTTTTTTTCTCCCCTGTACATAACCAAAGGGTTGCCATCAGCATCGACAATCTTGCTGTTGCCAAACCAACGTTTGAATGCAGGAGTTTCCGTCTGGTCAACCCCAATATCATAAAAAGTCTGCTCCTTTGGTTCTTTAGGTTCTTTGCCTGGAGCCTCTTCCTCAGTCTTGACCTCAAGCTTGGCTACTTCTGTTTCACGGCCAGTTTGCTTGCGCTCAATCCCAGGCTTTGGAGCGGGTACTTGCTTCTCTGTTACGGTTGTCTTGGTAACTGGCTCAACCTTCTGGCGGATGATGTCATCGCTGTTCATCGCCTTACCATTGATAAAGTCCATGACATTTGCGCCGTTTTCGGGAACGATAAATATCTTGGCGCCATCCATCTGGTTAAGGTGGTTGGTGATTAGGTACTTGAAGGTTTCTTTGTTGACGTTAATACAGCCAAAGGAATAGCGCGAGTCTTCTGCTCCGGGCTTCTCTAGCGCAGCCAGGCGTTGCTTGGCATCAGTCTCATTCGTCCACACAGAGTGCATGATGGTGTTGGAGTACGGGCCGTTCTTTCCTATGTTGGATTTGTCCAGCACAAACACCTTACCAAAGTCATATTCGCCAGCGGTGTAGGCCTCACCAGCGCTGCGCTTGGCATCACGCAGGCCGAGATCAAACACGCCAGCCGGAGTAATTCTATTGGCCTCTATCTCATTATCGCCATGCATGTAGTCGCCGATGGCCTTGCCAAACAAAGTCTTGCTTTGGAGTAAGAGAGATCCATCAGGATTAAAAAGGTAGGTGTTACCGCTGCGTTTGTCCGCAACGATGAACAGCTTGTCGTTGGCCTTGAGCTGAGCTTCCAGGGCTGGGTAGATAACGCCATACGCACGCTTGGCGGCATCGGACATCGACTGCGCTTCTTTTGGTAGGTCCTTGATAACCTCACTGGTCTTGATGTCGTACTGGGGGACTGCAATTGTGTATGGCTTGCTGACAAACTGAGGGTTAAAGACTATGGCCACAGACAGCACGCCGTTGGCCAGCTGGCGGATGATTGCGCGTATCTTGCCGTTAACAGCCTTGGCGCCTTCTGTAATAAAAGCAATGACATCTTTGCGGACGCTGTCCAGGAACTCAGCAGAGCCACGCTTAGCGCCGTACTGAGCCTCAAGGCTCTTCGTCTGGTCTTCGCTTAGCTTGGAGGTCTGGTTAGAAAGCAGAGCGTGCTGTTTCTCTTCACCTATTTCTGTGAACTCACCTTCAATCGTGTACGGCTCATTGGTCAGTTGAGGAGCAGCTGGCTTCTCTGCCGGGCCCAGCACCTCAATATCAGCATACTTTTTAATCAACGCCTGCAGTTTTTTAACAGAGTCTTTTGCGGCTTTCTGTTCTTCTGGACCATGCTCTCCTATATAAGCATCGTTATCCATTGTTCCACTCTCAAGGAACAACCCTAGAATATATTTAGCTTCGCTATAAATTTCTTTAGCGGAGTAATCTTCTATTTTTTTGCCATCATCGCCGCTGATCTGTTGCAAATCTATGTTTAGCTCATGAATCCTTAAAGCGTCTTTTAGGATTGCCTTGTTATCAATGGTGGCAAGCGCAGTAGTCGGAGTTTTTGCGGGCTCTGCCGGCTCTTGTTCTGCCGCATAAGCCGTATCAAACTTTTTCATGGCGGCGTCGTAAACTTTGCGGCCCGCTAAGAATTCATCATCGCCAATCTCTTGAGCGCGGTAAGCCTCTTGTATTTTATTGAAAGCTTTAATCGCTTTGTTTGACTCATCCACTGCCTTTTGGTAATCTTCTGATGGAGGCTCTTCTTGTATTTCCTGCT